TTCATCATTATCTTTCTTTTCTTCAACAACTGACTCGCTTACTGCAGTCTCAACAGGAGTATTATTTTCTTCCTTATCAAACATAACTGTAGTAGTAGTTGTAGTAGTTGCATCCTTAACATAATAATGTTCATCTAGCATCGTTTTTAATTCATCAGAACTTTTAACACTAAATACACTACTTAAATCAAAAGTATTATCATAAATTTCCTTATGACCATCTTCATCTAATCCATCAATTGCACTCGGCATTGCAAACTTAGATGATACATAAGTAGGAAAGTCACCTTGCTTTTCAACTTTAACTCTAAAGTTAACACCGTTAGGACTTAAATCAAAGATACGAGGACCTAATTCAGATGCATCTTCACCTTCAATTGCATCAGTAATAATATTATGAATCTGCTTACCATAACGAAGCATTTTAACTTTACCATTATTTTCAGGATTAACTGGATCATTTACAACGTAAACGTTTACCAACCACTTTTCAGATCTAACTATTGCTTTAGCTTTTTCTTTTTCTTCTTCACTACCAGTACGAAGAATCTTATATCTTTCTTCAGCAATAGGATCTCTTTCACCAAAGGTTTGAAGAGAGATTGCACTAGTATATTGACCAGTAGCAAAACTATTCCAACCATGCTGATAATAATGAAAGAATGTCTTAGAAGGATCTTTAGCATAAGGCAACAACCTTACAGTAAAAGTATTACCAGGAGGAGTCTTTAAGATATCACCTATTGCACTCTTATTATTATCATTATCTGCTGCTAATGCAGACTTAATACTATCGAACATTGAACTTGTTATATTACTCATAACTTAATTATAGACTATACTTTTTGTTTTTCAACGAATATTTTAAAATTATTAATTATTTTTTTTGCTTTAGAGCTTGAATAATATTTTGTTCTAATATAATTCAATCTTGAAAAATTTGAACTGTATATATTCTTTATTTCAGGATCTATTGAAGACATTATTTTTTCAAAATTATTAAAAGCAAATAAAATAAAAATAATTATATCTCTATTTTTTATATGTTTTAAAAATACATTAAACTCACCTTCTTTTATTGTTAGGTAGTTATTAATATTCGCATTATTTGTTTTGCAATAATTATATATAAATTTAATAGAATCCTGCATTTTATTAATTGTTTTTTCTTGATCAGGATTATTCAATAAAAATTTATCATTATATTGTGTATATGCTTTTATTGCTTTTTGACTCAAATAAAATTTTAGATCAAAATAGTTTTCATTGTAAACAAAATACGGAGCTTCAAAAAAATCTTTTATTTTTAAATGATTAAATTTATTAAAAAAACTATTTAATTTAGTTATAATAATATAATTTTCATCCGGAAAATTTTCAAAATTCTTTCTATATTTGACTGGTTTGTTATTTACCTTTTTACTAACTTCTAAAAAATTATTATATATTATTTTTTCTTTTTCAGTCATTGAAACCATTAAATTTATTCAAAAATTTTGTTACGTATTTGCTTTTAGTTACAGAAGGTTCAGTTTTGATATATTTTTTGATAGCTGTAAATTCATTTTCTTCTTCTATAATACTAATAAATATATCACGTAAAGCTTTATTTTCAAGTATTTTTAAAAAGACTGTTGCAAAATTCATTTTCTTATCATGTAACAAAGCCACAAAAGTACAAAATGAATAAAACGATTTTTCAAATTCTTGTGTTTGTATATCTTCGTATGGTGAGTTACTTTTCATTAATTGGTTTTAGTAATTTAGTAATATTAATTATCGACTCATTCAAATTTCCACCCGCAGCATCTTCATGACCCCCTCCGTCCATTATTTTAGCAGCTAATTTACCCATATTTAAAGTACAATTTTTGCTACGTCTCATATATACACTCTTACCTGTTAGATTTATCATTATAACAAAATCTACTTTATATTTTTCAATAATAGTTTCTGCTATTTCATTTGGACTAAAAGTTACCATAACCCCTGCAACATTATAATTATTAGATCCTATTTTAAAATTACCCTTATGTATTGTTTCTTCTTTAAAAAATCTATTAATTTTATTTTGAATAATTTTTAGAGCGTTTTTATGGAATTGAGTAAAACCGTAAAAACCATCCTTAAAATCATTTTCAAATTTACTTACTCTATCACCAGTATAAGACCAAAAAACTTGATTTAATGGTTTACTGAATGGTAAACTTAAAGTATAACTATCATAATCGTCAATTAGTTTTACTAATAATTTTTGATTTTTATTAAGCTTATTCTCTAGCTTAAAAGTATCATATATTAATTTAGTACATGATGGATATTTTTTAATTATTGCTTTAGCATTTTTATAATTATCAATTAACTCTATATGTTCGGCATGGTGATCTACTACAATAACATTTTTTAAATCACATAATCTAATTGCACTTTCTTTAAGATTTAAATCACTTATAATTACTAAATCATAATCTTCAAATTTAAAATATGCTATATCATTTATAATTTTTTTTTCTGTAGTAACTGAATATGTCAATACAGCATCTTTATAAGCTTGTTTTAAACAAAGATAAGAACCAGCTCCATCCAGATCAGCATCGGTAATTATATGGATCTTAGGCATTTATTTTATTTAGTTCCTCTTTTTAATTACTCAACAAGCTTAAAGTATTGGTTAAATCAGCCATTTCACTACCATCATCATCAATGTTTAATGATTCATCTTCTGAAATAGTTAAAGTATCATAATTAAGTCTTAAAGCAGTAAATCCATAATTTGAACCATATCTATTTTTCATCATACCCATTTTAACTATACCTAATTCTTTATCTTCATCATCTTGAAAAATACTAAATATACAATCAGCGGTAGCAGCCATTCCAATTGATTCAGATATAGTATCTAGTCCAGGATTTTCTTCATCATAACCTGAACGATTTAACTGAGTAGCAGATATAAAAGGACATTCAAAAACGTAACTTAATGCTCTAATACCCTCAGCAACATGCTTAACTCTTTCATATGAATTATCACCATATGGACTTTTAAGTAGGTTTAAATAATCAAGAACAACTGCATCTACTTTTATACCCCTATTTTTTATTTCAGTAATATAACCTTGAATATTTTGAGGTGTTATAGTACTAGGGGGAAACTCTTTAATTAAAATTTTACTATCAGGCTTATCATTATTATAACTTTTAATTTGATCTGATAACGATTGACTCGCACTTTTTAATTCTCTCATCGGTATACGAGTTATATTAGATGATAATCTTCTCGCATAAATCATTTCAGACATTTCAAGACTTATAACTAAAACTGTTTTACCTTGTGAAGCAATATTACAAGCTATATTACCTAAAAATATAGATTTACCAACGTTAGATTCCCCAGCAAACACATATAATGACCTACCATTTTCTAGAAACCCTCCATCAATTTTATTATCTAACCATTTCCAACCTGAAGGTATAGTAGGTTGATCAATATTTAAATCATCTATAACTTTATCAATATTTTTAAATAAATCTAAACCTAAATCACTTTTTAGATTAACATTGCAACTTTTTTCAAAACTATCTAAAATATAACTTGTATTTACTTCGCCTTTACTTACATCTTCTGCTACTGATAGCATAGTATTATATATAGCTCTTTCTTTTAAGAAACGCTCAGTATTAACAGTTAACTCTTCATCATTAAAATTTTTATCTATATTAGGAAAGTTTTTAACTACTGACTTAAAACTATCTTTTAATTCATCGTTTATTAAATAAGATTTAAGTTCAGTTACGGTAGGTATGCTTTGTCTTTTTACATAAAAAGTTTTTATTAAATTGAATACAGTTTTAATATTTTTATCATTAAAATATTCAGGTTTTATATGTTCAATAATTTGAGTTAAGTAACTTTCATTGGTTAAACTCTTATAAATTATAACCTGCTCATAATAATCTAAATTTAATCTTCCTACTTCTTCCATTTATTTATAAAATATTTTTGACCTTCATAAAATTCTTTATTCGGGTTAGTTAATCCGGGGCTTGAATGAATTATTGGTATATCCACAACACCTATTTTAATATGATTTTTATTACATTCAAGACTAAAATCTAAATCGTAATAATGAAACTTAGATGGGTATGATTCATCAAATTTTATATTAGTTGGTAAATTTTTAATATTAATGCCCATAAACACACCATCAATAACCAAAACGCGACCTGGTATAGGACCAAACGAGGTATACTGATATTGTTCAGAAGTTCCATGAGCGACATTTCCTTTTTGATCTTTTCTTTCGGACATAAGATGCCATAGAGCAGGCTCTTTAACTCTACATGTTGTTGCCCCTGCGAGACCAAAAACTGTATACATTTTTCCGTAAGTATCCAACCTAGATAACAGATCCCCGCAATTGATAAAAACATCGTCATGGACAAATACAGAGATATCAACGTTATTACTACGAGCGTCCTCCAAGAAGTTATTATAACATTTTTGCAAACTTTTAGTATTTTTTTCTTCATAATGTACTGGTATATCGTGATATTTTTTATTGAGAGATTTATATAATAAAGTATCTTCCTTTTTACCTTTAGTGGTTGTATAAATTTTATATTTCATTTAAGTATGGTTCTATTTTAATTGCTCCAAGATGTTGATAATTATTAATAAATTTATCACGATCTATTTTATTATAAAATACAGATAAAATATATCCACCAAAACCACCTCCGCAATATTTGGTAGCTATTACATTTTCAATAACTGGTAATGCATTCATACCTTCTTTTAATTGTACTTCATAATTCATATTAATACCAGCACATAATTGCTCTAAATTATTATTTTGTACTCCTGCGTATGCTAAACGACTAGACCTGGCTAACAAATTATAATCACGAGTATTTTTAACATATGATGGAGTATCATGGTTAATTCCAGTATAATGCAAGGCCATTTTACCTTTTAACATATCCCCATTACGTTTTAAAATAAGATAAGGGTTTTTACCACTTTTCCAAACACATAAACCGGTTTCTTTAATTATAGCAGGGTCTTGCCACCCGACTCCTAAATCTAATTCACTTTGCACCCCATCTTTACCATTTAATAAAGCCCATGCCCCACTACCTCCAAGCCCTGATTGGGTTTCATACGGCCAATTGTGTAAAGATACAGTTGGTGATATTGCACAATTTACTATAAATCCATCATTTCTGGCAAGTTTAGGTACATCTAACCAACCCCCGGCCAAGTCTACACGTAAAGGAGCTTCATTAGGGGTCTTTATATTGTTAAGAATAGATGATGTACTTATTGGGTCAAACTTAGGTGGTGTTTTTTCCAGTTTAACATATTCTATATTGTGTTTTTTACAGAATTTTCTTTTCTTTACTTCAAATTTATCATCTGAGGTAACTACTAAAACATCTGGTGATATTTTTATTATAATGTCTTTAAAATTTAAACCA